AAACAAAATATAAGGTTTAGCATTAATCCTCCAATGCTTGGGGTGTTTATAATGTATCCCGTTTGGAATTATTTGTCAAGTAAAAGTTGAAAGTTTGTTGTCCGTCTTTCCATAAACCAGTTTGGAACTTTACTTACAGGGTATCGCATCCTTGGCTTGTCTGAATAGAAGTTGCGATAGCTCTCCACAATGTTATCACTTTTGTAGTGATCTGGCATACAAAGAGGGAGGGCGGTAGGTTCTGCCGTTGGGAACAGAGAGGGATCATATAGCTCCATGATCTCCTGAAGGACACCAGCACACTTGTGAGTCTTTCCAAACCTCTCCGTGTATTCATCCAGCATAGCCTCGGTGTGTTCTACCAAAGACATGAAGTTAGCTGATGATGCCCGTGTCCATTTGGTTGATGGGTGGTTCTTGTGAACCGTCTTGTATGGTGCAACCTGTTCATCGTGCTGAACATTCAGGGTGGTACATAACATTTGGCATGATTCAAGAATCATCTTGACCACACGATAGTTGTCTAGTGATCGAGCAGACTTAGCCCAGTCGATTTGGTTGTTGTTTCCTTCGATTGCGAAGATATTCATTCGTCCTCCTTAATTGACGAGAAAGGGTATAACAGATGTCCAAGTTACTTCAATGGTTGCTGAGCCGTGAACACTATCCATAAAGCGAATTTTAATAAAATGGTCGTCAAGATCATTGTAGTATTTACATTCGATGATAATACCGAAATCTCCATTAATTTCTACAAGTTTTCCTATTGATTTGTGCGGATCTGTCACTTTTTGTCTACCATGAACGTGTCAATGTATCCGTGCGGAACCATGAACCAAACCATTCGCCATCCCATAAATGTTGAAAGTATTTCTTTATGATAAGGATCATTGCCTTCCTCGTCTCGTTCAGCGATCACTGCTAGATGTGTTCCGCCGTCATCAGTCTGGACTTGGACCGTGTATCTGTTGTTAGTGTAATCAGCTGCTTCTCGCATTAGTAATTCTACTGCTTCTTTAGCACTGATTTTGTTTGATTTCCAGTTTTGTTTATAGGCCATTATGCTTTACCTTTGTGATTTGGGTTGCCACCATTATGTCCGGCATGTTCATATTTAATCTTATTAAGCCTGTGTCCGTTCCGGATTGCACCGCCGCCCGATGCAGCATACCAAGCCTTCTTATACTGGTGGGCTTCTTCTTTACTTTCAAAGCGAACGAACGAAATATCCTGCATCTTGCCGGAGCCAGTTACAAAACCTCGTATTTCAGGTGCTGGATCGCCACCCATTTCTTCTGTACACCAAGGACATACATTTATGTATCCCTTGACTTCTCGTTTCCATTTGGAGTTACTATCGAACTCTTCACCACATTCTCTGCATGTTCTAATTTTAGGCATCACTCCTCCGTTCTCTCGGTGATATATCTAATGTATCATGATGCGGATGTTTTGTCAAACAGATTTATCAACTTTTTCAAATTCATTGTAATGGACTGTCCATTCTTTACCAGTCTTTATCGAGTAAGCTTGGATCCAGTCGTTCTGTCTTGGATAATGAAGGCGAGTAGATCCGACAAAATTAGAAGGAACCCACTTAACAAGATGAAGCTCGCCAAAAAAACGAATACTATGGTAATACTCGCTTTTGATTTTGATTAAATCACCAACTTTTACATCGATTTTGGTATACTCAGTCCCCATCAACTTCTTCATCTAGTCCTTCGAATTTTTCTAAAACTATTTTGAACATTTCTTCAATAAGAACTTGTTCTCGTGGATTGCTTTGGTCTGGATACTCAGCAACGGTGTCAAGAAGTGTCATTAGAGAACTCACTGCTGATAGTCTCTTAATCATCTTTTCGTGTCTCTCTTCGGCCTCTCCAAAGATCCCGACATTTTTAAATGGTAGCATAATAATTCTCCTCTCTTGTATATAATGTATCCCATTTGGTTCTAACTGTCAAGCTAGAAAACAATATTTAATGACCCTGAACCAAACAAAGCCTTGTGAAGTTCAATATCATCATCGTTGGTAACCGGTATTATGAATTGATACGGAACCGTTACCCTATCTTTTGATTCAATTAAATAGACCTGATAGAATGCCTCTTCGTAATTATTTAAATACAAAACGGTGTCTGTGATCATACCTAAGTACATTCGAGAGGAAACTGACTTAACGAAAACGAGTTGGCCAACTTCGAACATTGTTTTCCTCCTTATATCTATCGATTGTAGAAAATGAGAGTTGATGTTTATCGATCAAATCAATTATTTTTTCTTCAAGAATATAAACAGTATCCATCATCCTCAGTATCTGGTGTTCATCAAAATCATCTATGCTGCATTCGCCTTGAAATGACTCCACATAATGAAGCCAAAGGACTTCTATACTGTAGTCAAGCCACAGATATGTGTCCATTGCCAGTATCTCTTCCTTTGTCCAAGTGCTCATACATGTAAACTCCAGAGCCAGTGGGCACATAGGGGGTAGTAGGTCATAATATTTTAATATCCCCTGTCGCCAAAAGTATCTCAAACCCAGATCTTGTCAAGTATGAAAACGTACCGTCTGAATAAAAAACATGATAGGATTCTTCCCAATGAATCAATGAAGTTTCATCTCCTGTGGATGTTGAACCTATTTTGTAAACATTAATCACTATACCAACCTTGCCATTATCAACGATTAATGTACCTTGCTTCACCTCCGTCATAATCTCTCAGTGCCTTATAAATATCTTTATCTGATATGCTAGCAAGCGGCCTAACTAAACATAGTCCATTAAGTAGTTGCGGCGGCATGCGAGGGTCATAGTAGCCAACTTTAATTCCGTGTAGCACGCCGAGAAAAGCTCCAGTATCATCAAAGATAGAAGCACCAGACGATCCGAGCCAGCAGAAGGTCTGAAAATAAAAACTGAGGTATTGTGATCCAGCGAGCTGGCCTTCGGTATAAACCATACCATAATCAGATGGCCACGAAACCATATCTAAGTTCATGCCAATCTCGGGTTGACTGCGGTAAAACTTTACAGGCTTCAATGGTAATTCATGATTTGGTTTTAATATTGCCCAATCAAGAAGTTCATCTACAACTACAGGATCTAGTGTGAACTCCTCTCCAGTGTATTCAATTAGTTTAACTTCATGACACGAATCAATAACATGAGCAGCGGTTAAAATAAATTTTTGATCTCGAAGCTTGAAGTGGTTGCCAGAGCCAGCACCGGCTACCTTTCCATCTTGATAACACAAAATCATATAAGAAGATTCCATTTTATCTTCGAGTTTGTTTTTGCCAATGAACGGGCCGATGCCCATCATTGAAAGAGATATAATTCCCAATAAAATAATTTTCAGATACCGCATGACAGTCTCCCCCCATACAGTAACTAGTAGCGAATTAATAGCAAGCTCTAGTGCTACTCGTTATTTTCTAGAATAGTCGTCTTCAATTCTAACAACATCATCTAGTTCGGTTGTGCTAACCTCCATTAATTTTACATCGGTTCCTTGTGTTGCAGCAAATCGATGAACAGTTAAAGGAGTAATGTGATAAGTATCACCGGGCTGCAAAATGAGAGACTGTTTATCTCTTCGTGAGCCCTCATCTAAAACTAACTCTAATACACCCTCAACAACATAAATCGTCTCTTCTTTTTCTCTATGATACTGGAGGGATAATCTTTCACCTTTCTTGATGTAAAGCAGTTTTCCTACATATTTATCTGTTTTTGCCCAGATGTGTTCGTGACCCCATGGTTTATTTACTATCATTCTTCCTCCTTATCTATGAAGATCCATATACTTTTTTTTAATTTCTTGGTGATATAAATTCAAAGCATACATCATTTGATCTCTAAATGATGCTTCATTGATTTTAAGACCAAGATGTCTTACTATATTTAATCCCTCAATCCATGCTTGTGTTTCAAGGATTACCACGTCATTGGGTTCTGACTTGCCGCAGAATATAATTGCATGACCGATTTCGTGTATCAAGGCATAATATTGAAATTCTAGATCCAAACTTCGACCGATCTCAATGTCGCCTATCAAGTCTAAGTCATCAGAGTCAATCGGACCTGAGCCGAATGAACACTCTTCGCTTTCTTCAACAAAGTCAACAAGAACAAAGAGCTCATCGTACGAATAATCACTTAATATCTTAATCGCTTTTTTGATGTAGTCCTTTGTCAATGTATTGTTTGAGGTCGGTAAATCCTCCAATGACTTCAAATCCGGCTCCCTCCGTGTGCATTTTTAAAACTATCGGTACTGTTTCCATACCGTAATTAGTTTTAAACCAAGCCAAAAGGTCTGGTGAATTTTCAATCCAAGAAGCAACAAAAGGAATCTTCTCTTGTAATAACAAAGAGTTAGCCCTCTGGCAGAAGCCGCAGGATGCATATCCGATGATTTGATAATAATACATTTTATACTCCATATATTTTTAATTTATCTTCAAACAATAAAAAACAATTATTTATATTTCGATTTGTAATAATGAGTGATCCCTCTTGAAACTTTGTGTCACGATCAGGGAATTCATATAATTTAAAACCTGATGGCTCTTCTTCAAAGCTTACATCAAATCTCCTCTTATTGACCGTAGATAGGCTTTTTAAATGTTGTCTCAGTGAATCAAAATCTGGATTTTCTGAGAATGGTCCATCAAAAGAACATAATTGATTTGAGAAATAATTTAGTGTGTACATCACTATTGCCTCGTTCCACGGATCTATTTTTCTTTTGTGGTTCAAGGCAAAGTTCATGTAATTATCATCAAACGGAATCAAGCTCAATAAGTGATTAGTGAACTTGTCTCTTTCTTCCAAAAAAGCCAACAACATAAACAAATACTTTTTATCATTAAAGCAAGCATTTATCTTTCTATTTTTTGACAATGAGAAAGAGAACGGCATTGACTTTGCATTGGGAACTATTATTTTACTGTGGGGTATGTTTTCATCTAAAAAGCGAAGTTCGTTTGAGTATCCTCGCAAACTATCGCAAAATGAGAATGGGTAATACAAATTAGCCTCTCAATACTTGTCTCTTGCCGTTAAGCTTTTCTTTAATTAATCTTGGATTACCCATGATCATAACAGTTTCAGATTGAGAACCACCGCTATACAACACCATTTTTGAGACAGAAAACTGCTCATGTATACCAGCTTCGATGAGTCCTTCCTTAAGATGATTATATGCTAGATTATCTTCAACAACTGATATGACATGTTGTGGGTTTATATAAACTCTACTAATCGCAGGTGATCCTTCAATCACTTCAACCTTTGTTAATTCAACTAGCATTTACCATTTCCTTTGCAAAGAATACATCTTTAGACCTAACTAAAAAACACTCTTTATCAACAAAAACTTTCAAAATATCGCCTGCTTTTTCAGATGAAATCACACAAGCAATAGAGGGTTGGGAACTAATTTTCTTAGGATAAAGTAGGCTATTATGCAATGATTCTTCATTAAAAAGCCATGTGTTTTGTGGAATCCTTATAAGGTCTCCTTTTTTATAGCAACTCATTTCTCTGATTCCTTTGGCACTTCATATGGTCTTTGCCAATCGTATACCCCTGTTTCAGGATCAATCTTGGGGTTTCTGGGTATATCCTGCTGGACCGGTTGGTCGGGCTGTGGTGCTGGAGGCGGTGCCATGACAGGTTGTGGTGGCGGATTAATCGCAGCATCATAACCTTGCAACAACTCTGACATCTCAAGAAGCCTATTGTCAAATGAGGCTAGGTGTTGCCTAACTGTGTCAATTTTGCTAAGTGCAAATTTTATATTGGGCTGTTCTTGTTTCAAAGAATCACACACTTCTCGAATTGAGTGATCACAAAAGCTTAAGCATCCGCTTTCATCATCAATTAATTCTGATATAACTTCAGGAACTTCATCTAATTCAACTGAATACTGAATCTTAACTCTCATATTACCTCCAGAGTTTTATATAATATAACACATTATGATTGGGCTGTCAAGCTCCAATTATCATTTGGTAAAGACTTCCGGTAACTAACGCTATAAGTGCGGTCAACATGACCCATGTGACTTTTGAATAAGTCTCCTTCCATTGCTCAAGAGAACGAAGCCGAGCATACAAACCGGAGTCTGGATTGTAGACTGCTTCTTTTATCTGCTTAATATCATTAAACATTTCTTCCTGCTTGTCAGTCATCCTCTGAAGATCACTGCGAAGCTCTTGAATCAAACTTATAAGATGTGCGTTGGTATCCATGCTTTAATTAGTCCTTTAAATCTACAATCGCATAATTCATTGTGAGCAATGTTGATGCGGCAGACACAGCATTTTGAAGGGCACATCGGGTCACTTTACAAGGGTCCGTAATACCTGAATCTAACATGTTGGTGTAATCTCTAGTGAGAAAATTATAGCCTTCATTTTGTGTCTTACTAATTACTCCGTTAACAATTAAATCAGCAGATTCACCAGAATTCAGACACAATTGTCGCAGAGGTTCTTGAACTGCATCGAGAATAATTTTTGCACCAAGTGCCTGCTCTTCGTTATCAGTTTCAACATAAAGCCCAACAGATGCTCGGAGTAATCCAACTCCTCCACCGGGGAGTATGCCCTCCTCCAATGCAGATCGCACGGCCTCAAGTGCATCATCGATTCTGTGCTTCTTTTCAGTCATCTCTATTTCTGTTGCAGCACCCACGCGAATAACAGCGACACCAGAAGCAAGTCGTGTAATTCTTTCTTGTAGTCTTTCGCACGCTTGCATATCTTCTGTTTCTTTAATTTCGTTTTTAATCGATTCAATTCTATTTTCAACTGCTTCCTCATCACCTTGGCCTCCTACAATTGTCGTTGTGAACTTTCCAATGGTAGCACTCTTTGATCTACCAAAGTTTCTTAATTGAACATTTTTTAGGAGCATACCATCTTCCCTAGTAAGGAATGTCGCACCAACCGAGGCGGCTAAATCTCTTAGAATAGACCGTCTTTCTTCACCATAACGAGGCGATTTAACAGCACATACCTTCATCGTTCCACGAACCGCATTTGCAATCAAAGCAGCGAGTGCTTGTCCGCTAACATCATTAGCAACGATTAGCAATGGTCTTTGATCTTTTGCAGCGATCTCCAATGCTGGATATACTTGTTCGATGGTATCAATCTGTTCATCTGTGACCAGTATGAGCGGATCATGATACTCGGCTGTGTTCTGTCTCTCGTTTGTAATAAACTTTGGAGAAAGGAATCCTTGATCAATACGAAAGCCCTCGATGAGATCTAAAGATGTTTCAATTGATCTCGCCTCTTCAACAAGAACAGTTCCATCTTTTCCAGCGGAGTCAACAGCATTGGCGATAAGTGTACCGATGCCTTCATCATTGTTTGCTGAGATGGTTGCCACATGTTCAATATCTTGCTTGGATTGGATAGGTCTTGCGATTTCCTTGAGGTTTGTTACAATTGCCTCGCAAGCCTTATCCATTCCTCGCTTGATTTCGGTTGGTGAAGCACCAGCCACAATATACTTTTGGGCTCGGTTCAAGATACCACGAGTGAGAATAGTTGCTGTAGTCGTGCCATCTCCGGCATTCGATGCAGATTGCTTGGCTGCTTGCTTAACAATCTGTGCTCCCATATTCTCAAATGGATCTTCAAAGGTTATATGTTCTGCGACGGTTACACCGTCTTTCGTTACCATTGGGATGTTCTCTCCCTGATACATAATACCCACGGTTCTCCCTCTGGGTCCCAATGTAGATCCTACATTGTCTGCGAGTTTGTTAACTCCGTTTAATACTTTTGTTGATAATTCTTGACCGTTATTATAATGCTTCACTATTCCTCCATTATTTGATTTCGCTAACGCTTTGTGAAATTTCTTCATCCCAATCCATTCTCAAACGGATGAGAGGATTGAATGTTGCCGCAACTCGTTCTTGAGTTAGGATGCCTTCGGGTTTTACCAGTTCTCCTTCGATGTCAACAGATTCAAAGTCGATCTCTGTTCTCTGTTGATAAACAATAATTGGCTCTGGTTCATTGGCAAGAGCCGTTGTTAAAAATAAAAATATCACTATTGATCTCCCCAGTGACACCAACAGTCATCGCTGCCGCATCTTTCGCATACAATGCTGAGTTCAATACCCCAACCGCAGTCGCAAGGATCACAGCCGCAAGCAGGGCATGCATCTTCAATTAATCTCTTTAATATAAACACCATTTTCTCCTAGTCAATATTTTTTTCTACAGATTTTGCTAATTTGTCCGCATCAGCCGCAGCTTGAGCACCAACCGTTTTGTTTTCAAAGTCTGTAAAATAAATATTAAGGTTGTTGGTCAAATTCGCAAAAGCATCAAAAATATCTGTAACTCTTTGACCAAGGCGAACAACATATTTATTTGCGATACCTTTGAGTTGCTCTCTCGATCCAAAATCAAGACGAGCGATCAGCATGTCATTGGGAAGCTTATTAGTTTTAATATCACCATTTGCAAATTGGGTGATATCATAATCTCCTTTAATACCTTGTGATTCATCGCCAACAGTAAATTGATAAAAATCAACCCCCAAAATGCTTTTGTCTTGTCTTTCTTTTTGTCCAATTATGTATGTGATTGGCTTTTGAAATCGCTCTACACCATTTTTAAGGTTTTTAACAGAACCTGAAACTGTTTTATATCCTTTGAAAAAGAACTTTAAGGATAACGGAGTTTCTCCATCAGAATCAACAAGGTCTTCAATGGGTAGATTGCCGCCAGCGAGTTCAGTAACCTGTGTCCCTTTTATGAGGGCAGCCAACAAAGCTTCAAACATAAAGCCTCCAGTTTGATCGTTAAAGTCTTCAATAACACCAGCAAGAGAATCAAGAAAGACAAGATTGGCAATAATTGTCTCAATCTTTGACTCGTTTATGCAACTCTCATCACAGTCCTTGATAAAAGTTTGGACTGAACTTATTTTTTCTTGAAGTGTATCGCCCTGTATATTGCTGAAGAATCTTTCAATAATCTGTCTGTCATCAGATGCAGGGTCTCCCCACTTTTCAGATAGTGCGAACTTTGGGAGTTGTAATGTCTTTGTTACATCTTCTTTATCTTGCTTGAGTGGCATTTGTCTTTCAACAATGCCATTAAATTTATTCGACATCACCTCTTGAATAAGGTTGTCTAAATATTCTGGTGTTAATTTCATTATTTGATTTCCTCTAGAAGTTTTTTGAGATCTAAGCCAGCACAATCAATCTTGCGATTAGTTAAATGATAGTGTGATATAAATCCATTATACCTACCATTGACGGCAGCCTTACATATACCTGTGGATGTTTTGTTGTTTGGAGTCAAGGGGCACTGTAACGGTATTTCATATGCATTATGAATTGCCTTCATCAAAGCTTTTAAAGCCTCTTGTTGAACATCGTAAAAACCTAAGAAAGGATCAAGATAATTTCCGTGAACCTTTTTTCTCTCCCACAATGGTCTTTCTCCATAGCCATTTTTTACATACCAGCTTTGATGTTTTGGATAATATGCATTTGCAATCTCGACTCCAATCGAGTTGTTGTTCCACTTAGAGGAACCAGCATGCCATGCGATGTGATTACAATCCATAAATTGGTAGATAGTCCCGTCATTATCGATTCCAAAGTGAACAGAGATTCCCCTATTCTTTAAAACTCTATAGCAACTCTCAGATGATAAGCAAACATCCCAATGACAAACGAAATTGGTAACCTCTCTTCTCTCTCGAACAGTTCGGAATCCACTCGTCAAGCGGAGACCACCTGCTTCTATCGGGAGAACAACACGAGGCCACTCAATTTCAAAATAATTGTTGTTGCAAAGAATAAAAGACTCTTTACGATTGATGAGCTCACGAGGAGCATGATCCATCAAAGTAGACTCTCTAACAGTCCAAATGCGACGATAAGTCGTTGGCCCAACAAGACCATCAGCCGTGAGACCATACTCTTTCTGAAATGCTCTAACTTTTTTAAGAAGATCTTCATCAAAGTAGGTGGCCCCAAACCAATCTGGGGTCCACCCGAGTTTTGCAGATGAAGATTCGTTATAAAAAATTTTATCCATTTTGAATCCTTTTTTACTATAATTAGATCAAAATATCAGCAATTCCATGTTCTATTGCTTCTTCAGCAGATAAATAAACATTTACCTTTCGATCCATGAGTTTCTTTAGGCTCCTCTTGGTAAAGTTTGAATTATCTACGATAGCATCAATATATGCCTCTTGAAGGTTTTGAATCTCATCAAGTTCGTTAACAAGATTGTGAACAGTGCCAACATTGCCAGCCGTTACAGCATGAATCATAACACGACAATTTTTTCCAATCTTTCGCTTTCCTTTGGTTCCTGCTGCTAACAAAAGAACTCCAGCAGACATTACCTTACCAAGACCACAAGTCACAATGTCGCAACGAGTCTTTGCAAAATTCATCACATCATAAATAGAGAACATGTCATCAGCAGAGCCGCCATATGTTGACACATAAAATGTAATATCTTCGGGCCTCTCCATTTCTTCTCCCTCGTCCAAAGGTAACTGTGGTTCAGACATAGTGATTAAGTGATAGCAAAGTTCTCCTGCTTTTTCTTCTTCAACTGATCCAAAAAGACCAATGATTCTAGGGTCTTTATCAGTGCCGCCAAGTAATTGGCCTAGATTAATTTTAAGCTTTGCTGTTTCTTCGCCCTCTTCTTCAGACTTTTCGTCTGTATCGACTTTAGTCTTATTTCTTCGTTTTCCAAAAAATGTCATAATACCTCCATGACTTATATAATATAACACAATCGTTTGTGTTTGTCAAGAATTATTTCTTTCTTTTATAATTCTTGTTATCTCTTTGTTGGCTGTTTCCCAATTATTAAACTCAATAAGGTTTCTAAACCTTGGTGGAATAATCTTGAGCATGTTTGAAATAACAGAGTTCATGTGCTCATCCAACTTTATTTTGTCTCGCTTCTTTATATCATTGATCACCTCTTCAGGTGCTCCACTTTGTTTAAAAGAAAGATAAAGTGCTTCGTTCATGTGAATTTGTTTTTCATAATTGTCTCCAAATAACAGCAAACAATCTTCAACAGCTCTCTTGTATATCGTAACTGAAATCCCAAGTGATAGCACATAAGTTATTGTGCTATGAAAAAGATACCCTGTTATAAAAAAGAGTCCATATAAAATGATTTCCATTTTATCTCCAATAAAAAAGACGGGAAATTCCCGTCTTTATATTATAACACAATTTTGTAATTTGTCAAGTGTTATTTGTTTGCTTTTTTGGCTGCTTCGTTAATTCTTTTAGCAACTCTCTTAGCAACTTCCTGAACGATCTCATCTTCAGTAAGTTCAGCGGTTACTGCGGCTTCATCAAGACCAAGATCATCTTCAACATCCATCTCCATCTCTGGTTCAGGATCAGCATCTGGCATATCTGCCATGGCACCACCCATAAGTTTATCAAGAAGTTTTACAAGTCTGTCTGCTGCTTCTTTAGCATCTTTTACTTCATCTTGATCAAGCATCACATCAACATCGTCGGCATCGTCCTCGTCGTCACCCCCTTCGGCGTCCGCATCCATATCTTCGTGTGCTGCTTCGTGCATGTCCTCTTCTTTTTTATCATGCATGCCTTCGTCCATCTCATCATCTACTTTGGCATCGTGCATGCCTTCAGACATTTCATCATCTTTCTTAGCATCATGCATGCCCTCTGCCATTTCATCATCTTTCTTGGCGTCGGCGTGCATGCCTTCTTCCATTTCTTCATCATCCTTTTTAGCATGATACTTCTCTTGGAGAAAGTTTGAAGAAAGGTTAGCATCCATATTTGCGAGGCCCATGAATTTACGTACTTGGGCTTCTGTTAAAAGTTTTTTAGACATGATATAAAATCTCCTAGGTTTGTTATTAATTATCATTCAAAACATGAAAAAGCATTAAAGGTCGGGATATTCTTCTGCTATTAGATCAAAAATGCCCTCAAGTTCATCATTTTTGATTCCGAATTTTTCTAAAAGATGCTCGCCTTCCTCAATATCTTCCACAACACGACCTCGTTTTTTCCTATTTTGAATGTCATGTTTCTCCTTATAATTAGCAAGATATTTGATTATTTGCCCATCATTTTCAAGATAACCGGTAATCATCGCACGAAAAAAGTCAGCCTGTGTTAGACCATCGTGCTGAAGGCGAATTCTAAGTTGTGCATGTCGTGTATCTGTGTCAGTAAATACGACTCTTTTTTCTTTATCACTCTGGTTTGCCATAACCGTGCTCTCTTTCGTATGCTTGCACTACCTCTTTTGCTTGGCCCCAACATTCAGGGCAATAAAGTCGAACCTCTTCCGTATCGTTCCTAACAACGACGGACCACGACATAACTTGTTGTTTATCTTTTTTATCAAATGGTGCTTGGCAAACAAGACACTCATCCTGAAGCTTACCAAACATGGCCATCTTTTCTTCAACTTCTGAATTTTCGTTCTTTTTGGCTTTTTTGTTTTTCTTTGCCGCTGCTCTTCTTTGTGCTCTATTCATTATGCCCCCGTTGATCCAAATCCACCTTCGCCTCTATCCGAACCTGAAAGCTCTGCGGTCTCTTCAAATTCAACTTGAGGATAAGGCATAATAATTAGTTGCCCGACACGATCTCCAACCTTGTAGCAACTGAGATTTGACGAGCAACCAAACTTTAGCATAATCTCTCCACGATAGCCGGAGTCAATAACTCCGACAGCATTTCGCAAAGAACAGCTTGTCTTTGATATTGACGAGCGAGGGAACAAAAGACCAACATAACCCGCTGGTATTTCGATCGCTAGTCCCGTGTAATGAACATCGTTTTGGTTTTTATCTTTGTCCATCCGCACAGAATACAAGTCAACACCAGCATCACCGTGCTTTGCATATGATGGGATTACCGCATCTTCGTGTAGTTTTTTAATTTTAACTTTCATGTGTTCCTCCATTTATCCTAACATGACCCAAGAATTATTTAGTGCTCCTCTAGTTGAGAAGCCCCATGTTTCGTTGTATTGCGGCTTTATCATATAAGGCCGATTGATATATAGAATATCTCGCTCAGGATTTACAGACCAGCAACGAAGTCTAGTCTGAACTGAGTTGTTGTCAATCACATCAACAACATAGAACAGTTTCCCATTCTTAGTTTTTTTCTTGGTAACCTCTCGCACGATACACCAACACATTTGTAACTCAGGATCGTACTCTGAGATTGGTGGCACACCATACTGGTCTAACTTTCGTTGGATGCCGTCATCAATAACCAGACTGACCGGAAAGATACCTGTAAGGTTGGCCAAGAAGTCAATCCTCTCATCAGTTGAGAAGTTGCCCTCCGGACGATACTTGACGATGTTTTCTTCGAAGTTCTTAAGCTTTCTCGGACGATCAACACAAGTCGCAGTCCAGAAGTGTTTGTCTCCGGTGAAGCGATCATCTTGGAGATCCTTCATGGCACCAGCACGACACAGAGCATCCAGTGCTTTCTTATTCAGCTTTGAGTAAACGATGTTATCATTGAACAGAAAGTCCTCGATGGTATTGAATGGCCGGTGAGCGAGAATCTGATCGATTGCTTTATCGCCAAGACCTTTAATGGTCGTGAGCGGAGCAATCAATGTTGAATCGTCTAGGATCTCCCAAGCCCGATGAGAATGGTTTACATTCAGAGGCTGGATGTTGTACCCGTGTTGTTTAGCCAAATTTATGGCTTTCTCCTTACGAGTTTCAGGCTCTTTGTCCAAAAAGGATGCAACCCATTCCGTTGTATAGTAATTACAAAGCCATGCACATTGATAAGAAATTATAGAGTAACTGACAGCATGTGATTTGTTAAAACCATAACCAGAGAAATACTCAAAGGTTTGCCAGAGGTCTTTTCCTTGTGATGTTGCAAGACCATTGTCTTCACAACCTTGAATAAACTTTTTATATATTCCGTCTTTGACCTCATGACCTTTACCCGTGCCTTTCTTGGTCAATACTTTCCGTAGCAAATTGCCCTCATCTAATGTGAGATTGCGACCCAGCTTGTGAGCCAACAGGGCGATCTGCTCTTGAAAGATCAAGAAACCATGTGTCTCTTCGGTTACTTCACGAACTAAGTCGTTCATATACCATACCGATTCAGGGTCATTATGGGCCGCCACATACTGGCGGTCAACACCGGCACCAAGAGGGCCGGGTCTATAAATAGATGTTATAGCAGAAATGTCAATTATCGATGTAGGTTTTACCTGACTTGCAAATGTTTGTGCTCCGTTCTCAGTAAACTGAAAGATGCCAATCCACTTTTGATCATGGAAAATATTCTTATACACCTCTTGGTCATCGAGATCAATTACATCTGGATGTAGGTTCTCCATGTAAAAATTGCGAACCTGTTGAAATGTTGGATTCTGAATCCCGTGATGACGACGAAGAATCTTTTCGATACAATCCTCAATCATTCTCAGAGTTGAGAGACCAAGAATATCAAACTTGATAAAACCCATCGGCTCAAGTTGGCGAACATTTTGTCCTTCAGACCATGGAGTCTGGCGGACACCCTTGGATGAGATAAGCGGCATGTATTGATTGAGAGACTCACCAATCACAACACCGCCAGCATGACGAGAGCAAGATTTTACTTGGCCCGCAAGATCACGGCAATGCTTCTCGATCTTTGGATATTTGCGGAAGAATCCCTGAAGTGAATCAGAGAACTCCATAACCTCGCTGAGTGTTGGAGTATAAATACCAGCCTTAATACCATGGCGAGCCTTGGCTAATGGTGTTGCTTCACCAATCATCTTTGATGTAACAGGATTTACCTCAGAGAACGGAATCTCATATAGACGAGATATATCTTTGATAAGGGATTTCAGCTGAAGTGTATTCCAGTTGGAGATCGGTACAACAACATCGTTACCCCACTCCTCAATAAGCTTCTCTTTGAGAACCATCGGGTCGGATACATCATAATCAATATCCGGATAGTCCTTTGCATCAGAACGCAGGAAACGAGAAAACAGAAGTCCATACTTGATGGGGTCAACCTGTGTGATACCAAGAGCATATGCAACTAGAGAACCAGCAGCAGAACCACGGCCCGGTCCTGCAAGTTGAACTTCATTAGTCTTGTCAACGACTGCTTTCATGGTCAAGAAATACTTTGCAAAACCACGACTATTAATTACATCAAGCTCCTGATTCAATCTTTGATTATATTTCTTAAACATCCCGCCATTGGGATCCAAACCACGAGACTTAAATACTGCTACAAGACCTTCGAAAGAAAGCTGACCAAGGTAGGTCGTAGCATCTGTCCCAGCAGGAACGACAAAATCAGGCAGCCTAACAGTGTTGTCAGGGGTGAACGATTCAATGCGTTCGAAAGCGATCCGGTGTGTTTCTGTAATCGAGTTAAGGATGGTTTCATCATCGTAGGTTACTCCACATAATTGTGAATAGTGCTTATATGATTGCCACATCTGATTTCCATTCTTTGGATACAATTCATATCCGATCTCTTCAACGGAAACAGGTAGTTCCATACTCGCCCATTCTGGCTTTTTTCCAAGCCAACCTAGTCTTTTATATAGCTCTCTGGATTGCCAAGCGGTAGGATTTGGATAATGGCTATCGCAGGTAGAGATCAGTTTTACACCCATCTCATCGGCAACTTGAATAATATATTGATTGAGCTCATGTTGTTCTGGAATATTGTTCCATTGCAGTTCTGCATACCAACGATCACCAAGAATATCTTGGAATCGCTGTGTGATGTCTCGCATACAATCAAGGACAGCATCAGCACCATCATCACGATTTTCCCAATAGCAACCAGCATAGACACCACCGAGACAAGCGGAAGCAGCAATAATGCCCTCTCCGTATTGTTCAAGTAGATTGAAGTCTATGCGAGGATAGCGATAGAAGTTATCACCGGTGTAACTCTGAGAGATCATCTTGAAAAGATTGTTGAGACCAGTTTGATTCTGAGCCAAAAGAACCAAGTGACGACGACGATTAATGTCATGCTTGGTAACTCCTTTTGAAGCACCCTCGTTTTCAATCGTTGTGCCAGATTGTTCTTTATCGATCTGCTTTGCAAGCTTCTTATCTTTTCGAAACTCTTCGAGTTGTTCCTTCCATTCGCCAACAGATGGAATAAAGTAAGCTTCAACACCATAGATTGGCTTGAAGTCTTTACCTTGTGCTTGCATCTTTTTTGCATGCATAACTTGATAGGCCAAGCCGTTCATGTTTCCATGATCGGTCAAGGCCAATGCTTTTGATCCGTTGGAGTAAGCAAACTCCATGTGGTCTTCTGGATAGCCGAAGCCATCAAACGGTGAGCCCACTCCACAGTGAGCATGTAATCCTACAAATGGTATTCTCTCCATTCTGCCTCCTTAAGTGTTTATAATGTATCATGTTTTGTTGTGTTTGTCAAGTATATATTTATATCCATTTCTCAATATCTTTGAGGGACCCTTTAAATTGCATATTGTGATATAGTGCCGCTGTTTTTCCTGAACCTTTCATTTGCAGAGTAACAGGCCCTAACTCTACCACTGAGCCATTAGGTCGTATTCTTACTATCGCACTCTCAGCAATTTTATTAATCAAAGGATCAATATCAAATTCGCTTCTTGATTCGTAACAGTCTTTCTCTTTTGTCCACAAGACTCTGTTGGCTATGGTCTCAGTATTCGCTGGGTTGTTAAAGCTCGTCTTGAAAACAAATTCCAATACCGACCTAATATTTTCTTGGAACCAGTCAACCATGGATTGAGAATTAGTTAGATTGGAACCCAATACTCTATTCCTTCTAATCTCATATTTCTGTGATAGATATCTTGTATCAATTCCCCAAACTTTTTCGCAATGCTCTTTAAAAAGATTTTGATCTTTAAAATAGCCATGGTTACCAAAGAACTGATCGAATTGAATTTTAAGATTATCATCAATATTAAACAACCTACAGAATCTATTAACAGAACACACTTGGATTTGAGTGCTTGTTTGTGAGTTTTTAATTGAATAGTTGTAGTCTTCAGTTACGACATCTGTTTTGGATGTCGTTGTTCGTTCTCCCCAAATGTCTAACATGTCGGATGGAAAACGACCATTCTTATTTAATCTAACAGTTTTTTCAAAATCGTGACCCTCGTCTCTACCACGAAGTCCACCATCAATTTGTGCTTGAGTAGCCATACAGCCTCCTTTAATTACACATATAATATAACTCTTTACGAGGCTGTTGTCAAGCTTTATTTTGGTATTGTTTTAATAATCTCCAAGCACATCTTGGGAGGGAAGCATTCGCCGATTATATGTCTCATGAAGTTCTCATCCTGATCTAAATGATTATCAAAGCAATTATCAGGGAGACCGCAAAGGATCACTAACTCTCTAACGGATAATGCACGAGCATCAGAATATGTTCCGTCTTCTTTAAGATTACCGGGGTGTACATTGTTTTGACTATTAATGGAGCCATTTGTCATACCAATTGTTGGAGATGGCTCATCCCATTTAATCCTCTTGTATGTTGTTCTGAATCCTTTTATCTTTCTCATCTTACCGGTGACTTTATCTTTTGTTTTCGGAAAATGAACAGGGTTATCAAATGCAGTCATACCAGTTGCTGTGTGTTTCATCCAGAGGATGTGATTGTCATTATGCTTTCTTCCAAAGTGCCATGGTATATCAGTCTGTTGGCTTGCTTCGATTGACGGCAGGTGACCAATCGCTTCTCGAACGGTAATCTTTTTATCATGCTTTTGAGGCATTTCCCACAATCCTTCAGAAGAAATTAAGGTTATAAGCCTGTTCCTATGTTGAGGTGTGCCGTAATCGGAGGCATTTAAAACTTGTGTATTTATAGTGTATTTTTGTGGTATGTTGTCTCGAATATAATCCATTATGTTTACAGATTTTCCATTGTGATTGATAAATGTTTTTGCCATGCCACGAACATTTTCAATTAAGATATATTTTGGATTGAGGTCATTGATAAGCGAAACAACTTTTTTGATCAAAGAATTTCGTGGATCGTCTTTTTTGGCTCTCAAAGCATTTGCTTGGGACATCCCTTGGCAAGGTGGAGTCGCAATGATTAAATCAATGTCGTTGGAGACATCAACAATCTGATTATACACATCGGTGTCTGTGATGCTGCCTTGGATCATTTTCGTCTCAGGATAAAGCTTTTTATAGAAGTCGGCTCGATCTTTTAGTAATTCATTAGCGGCAATGACTTCGATACCTTGTTGGCCGAGATACCACTCGTCAATGCCAACATTTGAAAATAGTGTTAATGCTTTCATGTTTCCTCTACTTGTCAATAATAAATAAAAATTCTGTTAGTTTGTCTGATATTTTGTTCAGACTTTTTGCTTGTGAACAAATCCTGTGATCAATCGAATCAATTGTAAGTTTGCCCTCTCGTTTACAAATTTCTGTAAGCTCATCAAAGGTCAAAATATTTCTTGGAGCATCGCTGTATGAAAGGATTAGTCGTTTATAGTTGAAGGATTCAAGAAGTTTTGTGAAGTCTTCGACTGCCCTTGGTTTACTATAGTAAGCACCGGCGGGCTGGTTTTTCTTGCGATAAGCGGCTCTTTCTGGCCTAGGAATGGCATAATCGGTATCCAGCACTGGCTGATCCCACATTACTACACTATCATTTAGATGGTAGCAGGTGTCATACAGAACACCGGCGGTATATGGAGGATCCAAATAAACTACATCATAGTTTTTCTTTCTGACCTTGAGAATGTCGCCTTTGTATACCTTACCTTTTGGTCCTTGAACCAAAGTTGGAATCTCAAACACAACATCACTCAAAGCAGCGGGAGTCCAATCCTTCAAGCAAGACTTCTGATCGTTGGTGTTGTTGAAGACTTTATCCATTGCCAGAATGATGGAGAAGATAACAGCATTCCTGTCATTAGGGTCTACTATGAGATCTGCATAGTCACGAGCGACATCCAGCTTCATGGCATTGGATTTTGTGAATCCCAAAGGTCGTGACTCAATCTGCTTTATGCCTTTTATCATCCGCTTTCGTTCACCAGAATAGTTGCCTGCGATCCAGCCAGTATAACCCGTAAGCCAGTTAATGTGCTCGATATGCTTGGCTACTGCTTTCATATCAAAGCCATTCAGAAAAACTGAAGCAAACAGATTACATGACTCCATCTTATCATTGGCATAAACTTTGTATCCCTGCGATCTTAAGTGAGCAGATACAATTCCAGTGCCAGAGAAGCCATCAAATACTTCCGTGGCATTGATCTCTTTAATTCGCTTCTCGATATTGGGCAGAAGCTTTCTCTTTGAGCCCTTTAATGATACTGTCTTGAAAGACATAAAACCTCCATGATTTTATATAATATAACATGGCCCCTGATTGTTGTCAAGGGCCATGAGAAGAAAAAACAAAACTTTATTTGATTTCTATTGTTATCTTGTCTTTTGGTTTCTGGGGAGGTATTGTTATTTCCAAAAGGCCATTTACAAAAGTGGCCTTAGAGGATGTCAAATCAAGATGATTTTCAAAATCAACAAACCTTTTAGAAAAGTCTCGACGGGCGATTCTTCTCTGCTTGTTTATTGTCTGATCGCTAAAGCTCTCAGACCATATGGTTATGGTATTATCTTCGATATCAATCTTTATATCGTCTTTACTAAAGCCAGCGAGAGCCATTTCTATAATTTGGTTACCTGAATCATCTTTGTAAATATCTGTTACAGGATAACCATTTGTAGATCTGCGAATGTGCACATCTGGGTTGGCAAAAAAATCATTTAAAATAGACTGAAACGCCGGTCTTGAAATAATGGCCGATGGCCTTGTTATAAAATTAGTCATAATAAATTCTCCTATGTTAGCAAGTAATGACATGTGACCCTTGAAGGCATCACGCATACAATATAACCACTTAATACTTGATTGTCAAGCAGATTTAAAATTCTTTTATATGTTTCTCGCACATTTGTGAATATATGCCGATCGCTCCTGTGATTGGCTCACCGCACACAATGCAAGCATCTGATGCATTCGCTTCGGTTTCAGCCAGTAGAGAATTTAAATAGAAGTCTGATTTGGCCATATAGATTCTTAACATACCAAATTTATTCTTGACAGTCATAATTTTATATTCTGTAGGATCGTAGTTGTTTCTTTTTATATGCACATCAAGTTTGACAACAAAGTCGGCGACAAACTCAAACCATCCCGGCCCTACATCAAAACCCCAAAAAACATCGCTGAACAGATATTCAAAATTATTGTAGAGATCTTCATATTCATTATCTCTGTTGTATTTTTTTGGAAACTTAGCGGTCATTTTCTTTACTAACCTCTTTAACTTTAAAATCGGGCACATCTTGCAACTTATAAGAACCGATTACAATATCAGCCAAAAATTTATATCCCAGAACTGACCAAGGATATGTAAATTCATCGTACCAAAATATGTGAACTATGATCCCAACACTGCTTTTACTAATTGGAACAAATTTCTTTGAGGCTACACAATAATATGATCCCCTCTCTACAGTCACCAGAGAGCCTACTTTAATCTTCTCTTGATTTATAGGCATTAATCATTTTCTCGAATTCGGCTCTGTCGATCTTCACTACGGCACGAGAACTAGTGCTTTCTCCATTTGTCCAGAGTTCAAAAGCACACTCACTAATATCTTCTACCTCGATATAAATACAGTCTCTCTCTGTTTGATCTTCATAGAGGACAGTATTTGTTGTGATACAAATAGTTTTTCTCGTGCTCATACTCTTCTCCTAAATAATTTATAAATAAAATCTTTTATTACTTGGTCTTTAGCATTCTTTTCTTCGGTTTGATAAAGCTTCCAGCCGTAAGTTGATTTATGTTTTTGAATTTTTTCATCAACACTCTTGACTTCTCGTCGAAGATGACCATTCATCTTCTTGTAGTTTGAGGGCTTGATTCCAAGCTCCTCGGCTACTTTAATAACTATTGACCACTTAGCATTATTATATCCCCAAGTTGCTGCCTTAAATCTTGTATTCATTTTGTTGAAGTATTCCATATTGTCCATTGACAATCTGTCTGGGTGGCATTTTTTAACAATTTCTTTGTACAATTTAGCAAAGACCTTCTTGGCCTCTTTGTCCTCATCTGATGGTTGCTCAAGAACCACTATTCCGGTCTCGTCTGTCTCGGTTTGAGTCGCACTCATTCTGCTTTTTAGATCTTTGAACTGTGGAGTCTTTGATTGCTCTAGATCATCTTTGGAAATATTGTTTTCATTCAAGAAAGATTTATAATATTGATCAAAATCAATCATAATATCGGGCATTGACTCCTCAATAATCTCAAGTTCTTCATTTTTAAACTTAAGTTCGCTAAGTAATCTTTTATATTCTAGTTCGTTAATACCCATATACTATAAGTATCATGTTTCTGGGTCATTGTCAAGCCCTATTTTGTTAAATTCTCTATATCCCATGACAACTGGGTTTGGTCTTTTGATTTTCTTACTTTCCTCAGTTCCTAAGAACTCACAGTATTCCTCCCAAGATCCGATGTCGTAATACCAAGATGGTTCCATGGAATTGTCTTCCGACACATCAAGATCGATGAAAACATCTTGCAAATCAAAATGTCGGGCAGAATATCGCTCTTCAATTGGTAATCTCACGGTGTGTATGCCTCTTTCATCCTTTGGGCTTTCAGGATCATACATTCCAGTGCCTTTTTGCCTAATTATTCGCCTATATTTAACAAATTCTTCCTTTCCAAATGTAAATGAAGCATAGAGGTTGTCTTCAACCGACAATCCGCTTTTTGTTACATAAAAGTTAGTTTTTGACCTAATCTTGCGACGATGTTCTCGGAGATCAAACGAGTTAAAAACAGAAAAAGGGAACGATACATAATATTTGTCTGGTTTGACCCACTTTGAGAGGAAATCTGAGATCTTTAAACAGGAAACCGCACCATGAAGTACCGACCAAGCAAGACAATCCCTCTTGTCTCTGTCCTTTGGGTGGATTGGTACATAAAAGATTGGGATATGCTTCTGGTAATTCTTTTGTGCGGTTGCAAATTTATTGGTCACATAGATTGGATCCTGTATTCTCTCTCCAATGCGGTGCCTCAACAAAGGGGCCATGTCATCATTGACAACAATCCATATTGTGTCACATCCAGCCCAAGCACACTCATAGATTGCATTCTCTATCAGTGTATAGTTTGGAGAAATAGGGGATAAGCATTCATCCCACTCCATTCCAAAGTCAAGTTTGTGTCCTGCGACGGGAACTATTCCTGCGAGGTGAAAGTTTTGGAGGTCGAGAAAAGGTTTGTCGTTAAGTTCGTCAGTCGTCTTCCTCTTTGTTTCATTTTGCATAATTCCTCTATCGTGTATAGCGAGTTCACTTCTTTTTTTATTTCTCTCCAGCCATGTTCAATCTTGATCTTACCATGGCGAGCGGTGCCCTTCTTTGTGTAGCCAATGCTTGGGCCTTTGATGTTGTATTTCTTGAACAACTGGAGGCATTTGTGATGAATGGCCATCTCGCTGTAATCCCAAAGCGAAGACTCTGATTCTTTTATTCTTGAGATAGCCACCATGTCACGCATTCCTTTTTTGACCTTTTGTCTACGAGATGGATAAAGAACCATCCTCATTGGAGAGTCGTCATCGCCCCGAAGAACATCCGGACAATTTTTGGAACCTGCTCGAAAATCAAACCAGTCATAGAGTAACACATCACCCGTATCATTTAGGTCAAGTTTCATAAGTTCTTGATATCTAACAATAAAACGGGAACTTTGTTTTGTTACGATTGTTACGACCTTTTTGTCACTATCGTGACGAAGGTTTTGTATCATATCTGGGATAACCATAAGGCCACCCATTCCAAGGATGAATACAAGACGATCCCATATCTCTGCATAAGTTGGAACCTTATCAAACAACAGGAAGTCAAAATTGTGATGATCACTAACAATTTCAACATCATTTGGTCTCACAGGATCGTGAAGGATAATCGGAAGTTCATTTTTATAGGCATAGAGTAACGACTTAATTGTGCGGCCTATGACAAGTGTTTGAAAACTTAGTTCGATGACTCCTCCCTAGATACATGATCAAGAAACCTTTGCGGTATCGCTCTTTTTAAATCATTACCAAACTGAACATCATAAAGTGGTTCATTAAACATAATCCAGTCTTGGTAAGAGTATGATTGATCGTATTTTGCTTCGCTGACAATAATCCCAATTTTTTTTGAGCTATCTTCCAAAACAGTGTAGATGTTGTATGATTCTAAATGAACAAGATCACCAATCTTAAATATTGGTTTTATTTTAGATATTGTCATTTTTTCTAAATGCCGATGTAGCCGTCGGCCAAAGTTCATGGCTAATCTCAAGACAGGCTTTGGCAACTTGTTGTATTTCCCACTGAGCCCCTTCATGTGAACGTAGTTTAACAAATTTAAGCAAGTTATTGAGATTGCAAGTCCCATAGTATTCCGTGTAAAGATTTTGCGGTAAAACCATTCTCGCTTGCTCACGACAGACTCCCTCTCTCATCAATGTATTAAATAGCACTAATGATTTTCTCACGTGCGATTCGATGGCAGCATTTGCTCTTTTACCATGACCATAATCGGCAAGATCGGGAACAATAACAGGATTTATTTCATCTAGATTCGATGCTTGCCGATTCGTTTTGTGCTGCGTTCGAAATGTCTTTGGTGTGTAAAACTGAATGTCCTTATCTGTATATCGGCGTGAGATTTCATTGTATGACCATGTTCTATGTCTCATATGCTGAGAGCGAACAAACATAGGCACAACAAAACGAAAAGTAACGACATTGTGCTCGAAGGTTGATGTGTGACGATGGTCCACCAAATACTTAATAAGTTTTTTATCTCTTGTCTCAAGTTCATTCTTGGTCACTCCGAATGAAACTCGGGCAGAGTTTACGATCGTGAGGTCAGTTCCCATGTGATCGATTAAATCAACTCGCCCGATTTCGTCGTCGTATAAATAGATGCTTTTCACTCTTTTCCTCGAATAAATTTAATTTTCTTACCGGGATGTTGAGATGCTTTCATCATGGCCTCAATAACGGAGTTGGGTGCCTCAACTTCAATAACATCAGACTCTTCAAGAATCTCTTTTTCAGTCTCGGGGGACTCAAGAAGAATGCTCTCGCTCTCTTCTCTGATAACCTCTTCAACTAAGTGTTTTAATTTCTCTTTTGTTAATTTCATTGTAGTCTCCCAAAAACATAATTTTCTAACACTAAATAGTTCGTCTCAGACCCAATAGTTACTTCATGAAGCATTCGCCTTTCAATAACAATTTTTTGAATCATCGTATTATAAAACTTAGAATCTTGTGCAATATCAAGGACCTCGCACACAACATATTGTGATTGTGGTGGGCGAAAGTCCTCTGGCATTAGCAACTGGACCGTATTGTCTATATTGTGATCCTCATCAATTGGATTGACAAGGAGATGACGATTTTCTGGTATAATACTCATTATTCCTCCTAGATTTCGCAAGTATCGTTTGTGCAGAATTTGCTGCCTATTCCACCCTCATCGGTATCAACACGTTGGATTGGTGTAACATTTTTAATCATTTCCTCGTATTGTTCCTTTGTTATTGGTTCATAGGGTGCTTGCTCATAACCTGTCTCTTCATATCTTAGAAAAGATACGGCTTTGAGTCTGGTTTCATACATTTCTAAAGCATCTTTGATTTGATGTGCCTCATCTGGTTTAAATGTGACCGTAATTGAAACCGAATTATCTGCCCAGTAATGCTGATATTGTGCTGCAATCTCCAGCTGTTCCCACATGGAAACATCTCTCTTTCCCTTTTGGAAATGCGGCTCTTTGACTGGAAACTCTACACACAGTGTATTCGGCGAATATTTATCATCCTCAATCTTATAGCCTGCTTCACGAAGTGGGCCAATCAATTGTGAGTCTTTCGCAAAGCGAATACGACGAATATAATATTCATCCTCCGGAAAGTGGATGCCGGGGGTTGATCCGTTCAAAAGGGACACCGTTCCAGATGGCTTGATGGATGTCATCCGAACCGACCTTGGGATACATAGCCAATCCGAATATTCTTCATCCAGTTCTTTGACATGATCGTAAGCATTGTCGCACCACTCATACATGGCTCTTCGACCAAATTTGTTAAATGCTTGAATAACTCCGGTTTGGGACAAACCGATTCGTCGGTTTTTAAGCATGAGTGCATTGGTCTCCGGCCAATGTGTGTTGGCAAGTGTAACGGTCTTTCCATACAGATATGCAATTTTTAAAGTTTTCAAGTAATCTTCATAAGTGTCGTGCTTCGCAGGATATGTCTCAACAAGGCAGCAAAGTTCGCCGTCCTCCAATTGTTGCTCAACACACGGGTTAAATCCCATAACCTTTTGGTCATCGTAGCGTGGGCCGTCTTTCATACGGCCTCGGGTGCGAGCATTATCCAGCCAGATATATCCGGGCTCTCCGTTCTTTTGTGATTGCTCAGCATGCCATGAATAGTCCATTCCAACTTTTGCTTCGAAAGAGTTGTTCGATCCCCAGCGATGATGATAGAGTTTTTCTTCATCATTTTTCATCGTAAGATATTCACGATCATCATGCTGACCCAATGCGAGAGCAGCACTACGACGTACATTACCTGCAACGACACAACGACCAATGAGGTTTTCAGTGTCAACAATATCAACCGAAGAAATCGTCTCGCCGATGCGAGATGTGTAAAGTTCTTTAAGAGCATTATGTAGTTCCTCTAGTGGTCCGTGACCAGAAGCAGTCCCTCCAAATCCTTTGATAGGAGACCCCGGTGGTCTTATTAGTGAGTAATCAAATTGGGGAATTTTTTTGGCGAAAAAAAAGCCGTCGAGAAGGATCTGGACCGATTGGACCCATCCTTCACGAGAATCCGCAACTTTGTAAACTTCATCTGTATACTCTGGTTCTTTAATCTCACATGTTCCTGCACCTAATGTATCAAAACCTACACCGATTCCAACCATGAGAGCATCCATCATCCATGCGAAGATGTATCCACCTTTTGAGCTTATCTCTCTTGTTGAGCGGAAGGCACAATTAAAAAGGCCCGCACCTGTTCGTTCGTAAATAAACTTGGTGCCCATCATCCAAAGGCCACGGCCCGGTGGGGTCCATTTAAGAGTAAACAATCTTTCGTATGCATCTTTGGCAGTTCTTTGAGCTTTCTGGTCATTCCACTCCAAACCTAATGCATGAACATGTCTCTTCTGAATGTCAAACATTCCTTCAATTACACGGCGGCAAGTTTGAAACCACTCTTCTGTTCCAGATGCTCCCTCGGAAAACTCACTCAAGCGACGAGCATATGTTCGCTTAAAAGTGATGTAACCAACCGGACCCCATGGAACCTCTCGATCTTTGTAATTGTTTATAAAATTGTCCGAAAGCTTGAACTTGCGAACATTGACCTCGCTTATCTTAAACATTTGTAACTCCTATTTCGATAATAAATGTGAATATTTATTTTTGATGTGTTCTTTGGCATTCTCAACAGGATTGGCTCTTTGATGTTCAAGCTCCTCTTGATCCTCCAGTATTTTTATGCAGACATTCGCTGTATCCATAAATATGGGTAAAACCAAACCATCGGGACCATTACGGTTCTTCGCAAGGAAGATACGACCCATGTTGGCTTTCTTGTCTTCAATTGTTCTTGATACAGTGAAAATAAAGTCTGCAACGAAGCATTTGTTGAATGCCTCCGAGATTGCTTCCATCGTAATGACTTCAGCATTTAGCCCAGATCGGTTGGTTTGTGAAGCCGTCCATATTGGACATTCCATAGTCTGGGCAATACCACGGAGTTCTTCATATAATGTTTCCAATTCATGTCTCTTTTCATTACGAGATTTGACTGGTCTCAAAAGATCAGCATAGTCAACAATCACCATATCTGGATGGATGCCTCTTTTCTTGAGCTTATCCAAATGGTTCTTAATTGATTGTGTCGTTGCTGATTTAGTTGGATACTCTTTCACGATGAGATTTCCCTCGATGTCTGAGATTTGGTCAAAGATTTCCTCTTTGTTCATCATCAGATCGTTGAGCGGGATTCCCGTGATACAAGAATCATATCTCTGGCCGACAACCGTATCGCCCAATTCAAGAGTGTAATGCACAACAGTCTTGCCCTCTTTGAGTGCTTGTGATCCTAGATGGACCAAGACCATTGATTTACCAGCCCCAGTAGGAGCAATAACCACGCCAAGTTCAGACTTACCAAGGCCACCTTTACAAAAGCCGTCCATTCGTTCCCATCCTGTTGTGATTGGATTTCTTGCTTTAATTTTAAATCTAGATTCAAAGTCAGCCATCCAATCGTGACCGAAGTTATTATCAGAACCGAGTTTAAGAGCGTCATTTATCACCTTTGAAATTTCGTCAAATGACGAGGATTTTAGAAGACCAACCGACTTCATCATGGCTTGCTTTAAGACTTGCTTGCGGCAAAAATCCATTGCGGTATCTTTAACAAATTCAGCACCATCCACCATTGATGATGAGATAATGCGAGTGTAATAATCTCTTACTTGTTTTTGAACTGCTGCATCATACTCACTGATGCCTGATTTAAATATAGTGGCAAGAATCTCATATGATGGATGAACACCATATCTCTGTCTGTAATCAAGTATTACCTGAACGAAGACTTGAAGATATTTTGTCTCAAGAAACTCTATGTCCAAAACTTCTGTGATTTGATCACAAAAAGGTCGATCCTGTAACATAAGCTGGCAAAGTTTCTCTTGAAAGTTTTTACCAAACTTAGAAAAGTTGTCTGTTTTTTGTTGTTGCATATTTGCTCCGATGTATATAAATATTATAACATGTTTTTAACTGACTGTCAAGTTTGCAAATTAATTTTTTATAGTCATAAAAAAAGATTATGCCCGTCAAAAGAGGCATTTCTTTAAAATAAATTTAATTTATTTTTTTTATTAAGTCTAAATTATTCTCAAAAGTAACGAGTTAAGGTTTCATCAGCAATTGGATTATTACGATAGCAAAGGCTAATATCGTGCAAATTATCGTTTTTAATGAGAATGGTGACTCACCAAGATAATACCATGTCAAAAGTGGAAATGTTACATACGATAATGAGAAACCAATAAATCTAGCGGTCCAAAGCTCTGGGGAATGGGCCATCATATATCTGGTGCCATACATCCACATCAATGAGCAGGGTATAGCAAATATAAAAGATAGTAAAATAGACTTATCTTTCCAATATTCAGATATGAATTGAGAGTTTGATAAAAACCAAGATGTGATGTGGCCACCTATGAAGAACAAAACCCCAATAAGTAATTCTTTACTCACTCTTCACCTCAATAGAAGATGTGTCTCTATTGAAAAGATCAGTCGTAAATGCTGTGGTGGTCTCAGGATATTGTGCATATGCTTTAATTTGTATTGTCTTGGTATCACGAGATACTTCTTCACATGTCCACAGATATTCAATATCCCATTTATCACCTTCCAAGAAGATAGGCTGTGCTGTGATACAGGTTGCTATTATAGATACAAAATAAGAATTCATGATAAGTCCTCCGTGGATAGTAATTATGCCGTAATTCGTCTAAAAGCAGTATAGAGATCATCAAACCTGTAAGATCCAAAGCCATCCTTGATCATCATTGCTTTTATCATTGTAATATTTACTTCTGGTTCAAATTCTGAGACATTATACATCACCTTGCTTTTTGTTGTTGGAGACATAGTTGGATGATACAGTTGCATAATATTGTAATTAGATTGGATTAATGTGGAATTACTTATAATTTTGTTGTGACAAGAGAGTTTCTTCCCAACATTTCGGCAATGTTCGACTAGTTGGTTTGCACTCACACTGCCTGAATCCTTCATAAATCCAAATCTTTTTTTCATTGTCCCCAAGCCAACACGAGGCACTCCACTAATGTTATCTGATGCATCTCCTGCTACAGCACGGGCAAGTGCAAAGTTATTTGGATGAATACCAAAATCATCAACAATACTCGCTTCTGTTGTTATTGTATCTTGGATTGGACGATAGATCTTCGTTTCATTGTCACACAACTGAAAGAAATCCTTGTCGCTTGATACAATAATCTTGCTGCGGCCAGCATAGTGATCCGATCTACACAGAACAGCAATGACATCATCCGCTTCAATATTATCTGCCATGACTTGAATCACAGGCATCTCATTAAGATACTCAACAAGTCTGTAAAACTGATAAGCTTTGTTCTTTTCTTGTTCCTCCGGAGATAACTCATACATACGACGGTTAAAGCGGACAGGTGATCTGCCGCCTTTGTAATCCTTGTTCTGTGCTTTTCGTCGTTGACTTCCGCCTTGACCATCCCAACAGATGACTACCTCGTCTGGTTCAAACATTCTCATAACTTTCTGTAGAGATTTTAGGAAGCCCATGCAGCCGCCGATTGGATTACCCTTTGAATCAATCGTAGGATTGACGATGTAAGATCTGATGAACATGTTCAGTCCATCAATTAACATTACCTCATTTTTCATATTTGCTCCGATGTATTTTTTTAAGTTTTAAATATTGTTCATTTTCTCTTGCTTCTTTCCAAGCGACATAGAAAATATCTGCCGAGTGTGCCTTCTCGGAAACCATTCTGTCTTCAGCAAGTGGTAATATCTCCCATTTATTGGTGACCTTTTGCCACTTGCGACCAGACGGATGATTGGCGTACCTTCGAGATCTTGTGAATCCCATGTGAAGAAACTTCTTTGCCATGTCTGCTCCAACAAAGTCACCTGCTTTGAGATAATCATAGAACATCTGAAGGATCTTTGTAGAAGACTCCATGGCAATTTGCCGTGTTTTAAATCGCCAATGTTGGCAAATTTCAGACTTGTATGGCTCACAGGTAAGAACACCCTGCTGCCCTTTGCCAATGCGATAAAGTTGTGGATTATCACGATAATTTACATCGTTTCGCCACTCGTATGTTGATGGTTCAAAATCAACGTAAGATGGTTTTTTCATTTCGTCCTCTTGCATGTCTTTTGGACACCACATTGTTTGGAAAGCCGTCTTGTTCCCATTTATTTACACTAAATGACTTAGAAGGAATATTTTTATATGTATCAAGTTTATAATAATAAACTTCTCCGTTTTTGTTGACACCGGCCAACCAGTGAATACCGTGTGCAGCATAATCAAGTGAGTTTCTAGTTTTTCCATTATGGCTAACTCGCTCACCTGACCGATCTACAATTTTAGTAATTGAATTACCAGACATAGTTTTCACTTGCACTGTTTCAAAATGATCTCCCATATCTACAACAAGATCGTAAACCGCATCTCTAGAAGATGGAGTATTGACAATCCAGCCTTTTTTTATTAGGTCCAGATAAACTGTTATTTCACTCCTATCTCCTGATTGATTGGATGTATCTCTATACACTCTTCCTCCTTTTAATGTATATAATGTAACATGCCCCAAGACGGTTGTCAAGGGGCATGAGAGAAAATAAATAAAATAAATTTATTCTTCTTTTTCCAAAGCTATCGTACTTTTGATTATATCAGTAGCCTGCTTTTTGACTTCACGTAGGGCCTTACGAGCTCTGACTCCCGCTGACTTGTTCCCACTCAAGTTCTTGAGAAGGTCTACTTCTATAGAAATTAGAAGATTTTTTAGTTCTTCGTATTGGTTTCGAATTTTTTCTGCGGACTGCATAATAATACTCCTCATAGGTTTCGGGTTTATCTAAATATTTCAAATCAGACAAAAAAACCCATTCAATATCTAAGGTCAATATGTCCAAAATTGGTATATATTTCTTATGATCCTCTGTTACTCGGGTCATTAGTCTATAAGGAATATCATCAAATTCCTCATAACAAACGATGCTTCCAAAGGGCCAAAGGGTTTTTGCCATAACAACTCCTTCTATAAATAGTAAAACCGCCCCCAAAAGTGGGGGCGATATACTATAAACACTGATTCACTTATTCGCTGTCAACATTGATGTCACTTCCATCTGTATCATATTTTTCTATAATTTCTTTGTCCATGATATCATATACTGTATTGCGAAACTCTTCATCTTTCAGTTGCTGAGTCCATTTAGATCCTTGAAACTTAAATTCTTTACCGCTATCACTAATGATAGTGTACCAAGCACCTGCTCTCTTGAGACGGTCGGTTCCTGATAGCTTTATTGCTTCCAACCAAGATTCCTCATCTTGGATTCCTACGTCATCACCCCATAGGATCTTAAAAGCACAAGTTCTACCATATGAACCAAAGCGAGACTTTTCAATCTTCACTTTTGTCTCAGAACCAACACGAACTCCTTTTTCATTCTCGACAAATGATGCACGAGCCTTACGGCGAGTGAGCCAGATGCGGAGAGAACAGAAGTATTCAATTGCTTTACCACCGGGTGCTATAAAAGGTGTAGTCATAGCCTCAGCAACATTCGAAGTAATATTCGTTTTCAACTGGTTGATTAAAATCATTGCTGATTGAGAATTAGCAATTGGAATCGTGAGTTTTGGAAAAGCTTTGGCAAAGATACGAGGCTTAACAGCCATCGAAGACTGCGGATTAAAATCACCCTCAATGTCTTTCTCTGATGCAGTTGCTGCTATACTATCCCAAATAAATAAGAACTGTGTGTCCTCGTAATTTGAGAGCAGAGCTTCGATCTGTTCCAAGGTCTTCTCCACCGATACGGCTTGAACATACAAAAGTTTGCTCAAGTCAACACCGGCTCGCTCAAGAAATAGAGGATCGATTGAAGATTCCGCATCGAAATACACAACCGTAAATCCTTTCTTTTGAGCATTGGCGGCAATCTGGGTTGCCATGAAAGATTTACCAGATGCTGATAGTCCAGCGATCTCGGTAACTTTCCCGACGGGAATACCCGCCATCTTACCTTTACATATTATAGAGTCAAGCCACCTTGACCCTGTTGGTATCCAATCTTTTACAGCCGTTGGATTGTCAGCTTTAAGATCATGAGCAACATTTAAACCTGTTGATTTGTTAATCATTGACCTCATGTCATCCAGCGATAGTTTTCCGGCTTTCTTTTTCATTTGTAATACTTTTCCCAATTGGGCCTCCATAAGTGTGGGGCGGATTTATCCCTCCGCCCAAGGGAATCTAATTTTTAACTTCGTCTAGAGACACTAGGTGCTCGTTGAATATAATCTACTGCACTTTCAACGTCTGTGAACTTTGTATCCAACGTTACCTCTCCTAGGGTAATAAAAACATACTTGGATGTTTTACCCCCGATGATGTGAGGGCAAATTGAAGTAATCTTTTGAGGATTAATCGCCACATTGCCTTGTTTAGTCTCAATCATAATGAATCTCATGTTTCCTCCTTACGGTTATTGGAAATAAAAGGCACCTGATAACCCTGTGCCTTCCCGTGGGGAGAGTGATCTCTCTGGACTTGGTTATTTACCCTGAAGTCGTTGCATAGCTTCCAGAACGGCATCGCCGCCTGTATTATACTTTTCAACTCCAGCACTATCATCGGAGGCACTCGTATTGTTGCCAGAGAGATAGTCACTCAAAATTGCTTCCAATTCCTCAGTCGTCTTTTTATCAAAAAGAGCCTCAAAGTCTGGAACAGAATCAAGAAGTGTCGCACAATCAGCGATCGCATCATCACACAAAACTGATGGACGACGACGAGGCTTAAGAGTTGTCTTTGGATAAGATCCCGGTGTGCCGGGGACATCATAATTCAAAACAATATCTGTTCCTGTCTCAGGGTCTGTGATATCACCATAGTCTGGATCTAGAACATAACCAAGAAGAGTTTGATATGCTGTCTTTCCATAAGCCCATACCTTAACACCCTCTGATTCCATTCCTCGAACAAGAACTGGTGAGTAATATCGATTCCGAGCAAATAATTGCTTCGCTTCTTTTTTCGCTACTTCATCATTGTTGTCAACGCCTTCCCGCCACAACTTGGAAGCGAAGTCACAGATTGGACAATCACCGCCATGATTCTTTTTTGGGCACAGAAGGCCCGGATTTTTACCAACATTATAATGAAAGAAATATTCTTTGAACGGATCTCCATCTTCGGTTGGCAAGATTCGTATTGTTTGGTCTCCTTGTTGTGGTCGCCATTTGGTGCTGTCGTTTTTCTTCTTTCCACCATTCTTTGATAATTCGAGCTTCGCTCGCATTGCTTCTAAATTAATAGCCATGATTTTCTCCTTTTTATATTAATCATTATGGGGATATACCCTAACGCAGGAAGCCAAATATTGCTTCCCACTCTCTATATTATAGCACATTCTGGTGCTTTTGTCAAGTATTTTTTTATTTTTTAATAACAAAATACTGGGTTAAATTGCTGATTGCACCTTACGAAAGTGGTACATTTGCTAAGCTGCTTTAGTGTTTGTGCTCCAACATATGTGCAAGTTGATCTTACACCACCAAGAATATCTTTTACAGTGTCCTCAACTCTTCCTTTGTGTAAAATCTCAACTGTTCTGCCTTCAGAGGAACGATAGTCCGCCACACCGCCGCTGTGTTTATTCATAGCAGTATCTGAAGACATGCCATAGAACTGAACATATTTATTTGGTCCTCGACTTATTATGTTGCCGCCGCCTTCATCGTGACCAGCAAGCATACCGCCAAGCATTACAAAATCAGCCCCAGCAGCAAATGCTTTTGCAACATCACCGGCACAAACACAACCACCGTCTGCTATAACATGTCCGCCTAATCCATGGGCCGCATCTGCACATTCAATCACCGCACTCAACTGAGGATAACCAACACCAGTTTGGATACGAGTTGTGCAAACAGAGCCCGGACCTATGCCGACTTTAACAACATCTGCACCGGCAAGAATTAACTCTTGTGTCATGTCTGCTGTTACAACATTTCCGGCTATGATATTAATATTTGGATAATCTTTTCTAACAGTTCTCACAAAGTCAACAAAGTGCTCTGAATATCCATTAGCAACATCAATACACACCCATTTTAAATTATTAGCTTGAATAATTTCTTTTGCTTTGTCATATTCCTTGAGGCTTGTACCTATACTTATTGATGTGTAATTTGTGTTTAGGTATATTTTATTATGATTCTCCCAATCTTTTAGGTTATTATGCTTGGTTATACAAGTAAAAAGACCTAAACTTGAAAGTGCCTCGGCCATTTGAAAAGTTCCAACACCATCCATATTTGCTGCCATGATAGGAATGCCAGACCAAACATTTCCGCTATTTATAAAAGTATAATCTCTACGAAGTGAAACTTGTGATCTACTTTTTAGTGTGCTTCTTTTGGGCTGAATCAATACATCTTTGTAATCCAGCTTGATTTCATTTATTATTCTCATTGTGCCTCAATGTTTTGTAAAAAAAGGGGTTTTTTACGAGACCCCATTAAACTCGCTCCCTCCAAGGGAGTCATCCTTGTCAGGTTTTAAAAGTCAAAACTGGTTTCTTGTGAAGTAACTTCACCAATCGTGCTATTCCAGTTAAAAGCACGGAATCCTCGTCGTTCAATATCATAAACAACTTCATAGCCTTCACGAAGATTACGGCTCATGGTTGAGGCTGGATTTTTAAATTGTGATTGTGGAACATCCCGTGAGCGAATAAATCGCATGGTGCGGGTTGTACCGTCTTGCTTTGTGAAAGTTCCAGTGTAAACTACGTATGTACTCATTATACCTCCTGAGTGAAATGTGTGTAGTAAATCGCATAAGCATATGAAAACTGATGCGATGTGGGATAAATGGAGAAAGAAGATATGATGTCTTTATCCATAGATTCTTTGATCTCTGAGATTAGATTTGAATTCATTTCTAATTCCGTCTCATTTATGCTATAAATATAACATGTCTCAGTGATGTTGTCAAGGGGAAAAAATAACTTTTTTTGTTCTTTTTCTATCTCTCGAAATGCAAAGGTTCTAATTCTTGAAATATCTTTTGGTTCATGAGTGCCGCCAAAGATTGGCTCTGTGTCACCGAACACATTGATTGAGTGAACACAATTAAAAACAAGTTCGTTCATTTTATCATAATATGATGTCAGGGGTGATTCTCCAACGATATTAATCATTGAATCATTGGAGACAAAGTAAACTGCATTTAACAAACCAGATCTTGCATATTCTTGCAAGACACCACTCGTTACCCGATGTCTCTTTTTTGCCACATCAGGCAAGATAGATAGATCTGGTACAATATAAACAATATTTATTTTGTTGTCTTTGACTTGTTCAAGTAATCGTAAAGTCGCCCCAGCAATCTTTCCTGCACCGCAAACAAAAAACCATACAGTTTTGTTTTTAATTCTTGAGAGCTCTCGTTTTTTTGTAAACTTTTTTTCGTATTGTTCCGCTGAAACACATACAGGTACATTATCGCCTCCGTCATAGGTGAAAACTTTGTAATTCTTATCAACTTTAAATAGATTGGCTATGTTGCAACCTGCTTTACCTAATCCTACAATTACCATGAAAAATCCTCCAAGGATCCATAAGTTTTACCCGCTTTTGTATTGATTTTGAACTTACCTAGGCGAGTGTCACCAAAGATCTCTTTGATTCTAGGTAAGAGGTGTGCATCTTGCTCTGAGAAGTCAAGAACCACGCAATCGTGAAGCATGAAAGCAACATTAGATTTTCTCCCTGATAAAGTCTTTCGTATTTTATTTATTCGGTCCATACAATTATCCGATGATGTGCTTTGGAGCAGATAGTTGAGAGCATGAAAGTTATCGCATTCAATCTTTCTTCCAAATGGTGTATTAATGTAACCTTCTTTATAATACTTGTCAAGTATTTTTGTTCGATTATAAAAATTTTCAAGTTCTTCGTCATTTGACTGGGGGTTATATAGCCAAGCGAAAAATCTTCTTTTTGCATTCTCCCGATTTAGGTGGGTTGAGAACACATTTTCTATGTTAAACTGGTGTATATCGGTAGTTGGTTGTTCCATATTTGCTAGCGAAAATAGGGTTCTGATCTCTGCTGCATTAAAATCAAGCTCTACAAACAGGTCATTCTTGGGTAAAATGATCTTTCGATGCTCAGTTTTTAGGTTCATAATCGGGAAAGAGTTTGGAAAAGTAGATAGTCTTCCCGTAACAGTGCCAAAAATATTGTAATTAATGAAACTTTTTGACTTTGAATGCCTTTTGTACAGTGCTTTCGCTTTAGGATCTTGTATGAACAAAAGATTGTGATTATCCCAATCTATTTGTAGTTCTTGTTGCGATATTTGGTTAACAGTGTCAAATAGTTCAACGAGAAACGAATAATTCTTAGGTTTTGGGTGATTTTCGACAATCCAGTCGGTAATTTCGTTCTTTACTTGATAAAAGTGCCGCAATACATGCCGAGGCACAAGGTCATAAATACAATTATCATCCAAGTTGATCTTCGAGCTAACAATCGCTTTAACATGTGCTTGAAGGCGTTGCTGCCTAAGAAGATAACGGTCAAGGAGATGATCAGGACAAACATCTCCAATATTTTTAGAGCCCACCCAGATTTCAGCAAACTCGACATCATAGTCAACCAAGTGAGGCGACCAAGACCAAGTGCGATCAAGGTTGCGAGGAAGCTTATCGAAATAAAAGTCACCATTGTAAAATACTCCTTTGCAATCTCGTTTGTCGTCTAATGTTTGAAATGTCACTAATACCCTCCAGATGATCTACTTCGTTTTGTCTGTAGTTTTTGTGCTTCCGTTTTTGAAAGCTTGTCCAGTGTATCATCATAACCATATGGCTTTGACCAAGTTTGGACAACAAATCTACTAGCAATATAACTTAAAGCAGACGATCTGTCAAGTGTTTTGTAATAATTTTTTGCTATTTTTTTAATTGATCTCAAAGATTGCTGTTGGAATGGGACTCCTTCCTCTGCATTACGGAGATCAATGTAGTGTTCGAGAAACCATTCTTCTGGATATTGTTCATCAAGTGTTTCAATGGTTAGTGGTTCTCTTATTAGATATTCAGTGAATGATTTTTTACATCTAGTTTTATTTGTTCTGGTAACTCTATATTGTACAACAAAATTATTATAATATTTATAAAATATATTTCTTAATATAATAATATCATTTAATTCAGTTCTATCATAAAAGGCTGAAAAAATAGAATCTAAACCGCTTACACCATATGGGCTTAAAAATGGAGCGGCAGCTGGTGATGCTAAATCAAATATTAAAACCCACGGTGTATCCTTCGATACAGAAAAACCAGAGTTGAGTGCAAGTTTGATATAGTAGTCAAAATCAGGGTGGTCAATGAATTCGTCTATCTTTGCTTGGTCTTCACCTTTATCCAAATCAGCAATTGAGATAGCCAACCCAGAATTGAAAACAGAACTGGCTGGTGAGCGACACCATTTAGATTGTGTATAAAATCCATCTTTAATCTCATTAGAAATTATTTTAATAAAATGTTTGACATAATCATCAAAAGAGGTTATCATGTTTAGGCCGATTCTATTCGGTATCTCTATCGTATTGTAACTTGCAAGTGCATTTTCCAATATAGTTCTATAATCATCGTTAGGAGGTCTATATGCTTGAGCCGGATTAAATTGAACAAAATATGGATTTGTTCTAGAAATCTTATTGTACTCAACAGCGACTGTCATTCTTTGTTTCATTACTTGAAAAGCATCGTTTACAAAATTAAGAATCCTTTTTCCACCAACAGTTGCAACGATGTTTTCTTCTTTTGGTATAATTGGATAATCTCGATTGTCAATTGTTCCATAATAAAGTCTTTCAAAGTATGTTATATCTTTTATTTGATTATCACCAGCATTAGGTTGAACATATGCATCAACATCAAACTTAGCACGATAGTACCATGTTCTTTTTGATGATGCATCTGTATTACTTCCTCCAAATTTGCGTGACATTAGTTTTGTCCTCCAAAGTAACTAGGATTTTCTGAAAATACCAAGTTACCGTTTTTATCTCTTTGGAACACACCGATTATGTTTCCATTAGATTGATCGACAGCAGAAATATTGCCTTCAGTATCAGTAGAGACAAGGTAATTAACTGTGCCTTCTGTCGATGAAAGCTGACCAGACCCTTGTCCCTGTTTTGCTGCATCCAATAAAGCAGCCCTTTCTGTTTGGTTTCCGTAGCCAGCAACAGCAACAGGCCCTAACAATTCAAGTTCAGCAGCAACTCTTTGAGAAATATCCAATGCAGCATCAATGACAGCACCAATTTGCACTTGGCTATCAGTATTAGTAAGTGCTCTTGCGGATATCTCTTCGGCACTTGAAACTAGCCTGTTACATGTGTCTTGGCTTGTTAGTTCTGTTGGGTCAGTTATGATTCTATCCTCTGTTGGGTTAGATACCCTTAGATTGTGATAAGGATTCTCAGATGAAACCCACAGTCCGTCAATTGTTGTTGTAGCCTCCAAGTTGTTCATGGCACCTTGTAAACTAAATGTTGTTTTTGTAATAACATAATAGCCATCAATGCCAAGCTCTTCGAATACAAAGAAAGATGGGCTATTTGCCGATGGCCTAATATTTGGCCTTGAGCCACCTACTCCTTCCATGGTAATTTTATAGAAATTACCCGGGTAAAAGAAACATATTGGAACCATTAGGTTTAGACTAGTATTATACACCGATGATAACATTGTGATTCCACTACTAGAGTTTCGAAAATATCGAGCCTCTCTGAGTCCGGTCTGATCTGTTTTAGAAAAATTAAATTCTCTCTCACCAAGAAGTTGCCCGTTGTTTATATGAAATTCTGGTACAAAACTTTGATCCGCTGATTCGCCAATTTGAATTGGTCCTTGAACATATATAACACAATAATTGCTGTAGTCATTGATTGTGCTGTCAAAATCATTTCTAATTAATGGAAAGAACTGCTTATCTATTGTTGACATGGTAGCCACTGTTGAGTTGTTACCCTCAAATGTAATATCCTCATATATTTTACTATAATAGAAATCATAAACTGAGTCGTCAACAAATTGAAATCTTTGATCTGCAAGTTTAGCCCCTGCGAAAAAGGATGTTCTAACAAGGAATCTTTGATCCTCTGTCGTCTTGAAGCACACTTCACTCAGAAGATTAGTCAGAACTCTTTCAAACAAATCTCTTATGAAAGATAGACAAGGATATATGAACAGGTTTTTATCAACAATTGTTTCTTGATACCACTCCTTAAAAAAGTCTACCGATATTGGCACATGACCTAAATTTATGTTATATGTATTTGCATTAGCATCTGTGTAGAGAAAAGAACCTAATATAAATTTAAGCTCTTGCCTTATTGAATACTTTGATGTAGATACACCACCAGTTGTGAATAAATCAGAGTGCTCCAAAATGACATCAAGTAAATCTGTTATGTAAAAAAAATAAATATTATCTGTAGACTCAAGTACAGAATCAAAATCTCCTGCTACATTTGGCACGGAAGATGCCAAACTACTAGTTGATGAACTAGTGTTGGGTGTGTTTGAGACTCTGTTGTTTGACACAATATATTTTTTTAATGTATCTAGCCTTATTTGGCTTCCATCAATCAAGTCATCCCGAATGCTGTCGTTGTTTAAACAAAAGATACCACGACCTGTTAGTGATGAACTTCTTGCAAATAAATCTTTTAAGATGCCAGATGACACAT